CAACTCGTTGAGAAAGCTATGATGTTCTGGTTTAGGCCAAAGACGCTACCAAGCGCCGTCTTGATCACTCCTCGACGTCGTACCAATGTTCATACGCATATTTGGATAAAGGCAATCCTCCAGCCAATTTCTCAGCCAATTCCTGCCAAACTTCAAAATGCGGTGTGTGAACATACATACGTGCCATACTATCCAGATACTGAGGCAAGATCTCATCGGTAACGAAACCCAGCTTCTTTATGTGTTTAAACATATAGACCGGCTGTGGTCCCGTCTCCAAGAAATCGTGACCGACAAATTCCAGACCTTCACTCGCCTGCTTCACCACAACGCCATACTTGGTGTATGCGTGAAGATCGCTCGACTGAGCTAGTGTCTGCAACGTGTCATCCCCGCAAGCAACCGGAAGAGGGTGGATGCTGACGCCAACCTCCCAACAAGCCAACAGATGCAACATTACTTGCATGTGCGAGTTCGTCGAGATGGTGGTTACACAGCCACTCTTCATAATTCCGGGCACGGTTTGCCGCCACAAAGTGCCATCGCTTAGTATGATTGTCGGATCGTTGAACATTTGGTGATACAAGACCTCCGCAATGACTCTCCAGTCTGCCATACTTCGCCCTCTACCCATTCGATACCTAAATTCGAGATCCAATTTCAATGCCCAATATGGAGCCGTCCAGTCCCAAGCAGATTTATCCAAACCACAATTGTAGCCGGCTGTTAGCCACTGTTCTCTGTAGAGTTTCCAGTGGCCTCCAGGCAACTTCAATCCTTGCTGACTAGGGATGTAATACGCTTTCTTAATCTCGACATCATTCTGATAATCAAACAACATGTGCCATGCCATCTGTACCGGAAGTGACGCCGCCATTATAAGCCTCCACCTTCCTTCCTCAACTTTAGACAATTTATGCGGTTCAGATTTGACAAAAGCTTTCAGGTAATTCTCCCAACTGCCACTTAAGACTAATTGAGTATCAAACCATAATCGCTCTAATTTCGCTCCGCTACATTCCACTCCATTATATTCAAGCCAGTCCCCATTTCTGGGGCTTTCTCTGCAATAAGGGTATCCTGGCGAGCTAGTCATATCCACTCTCTTGATAGCCCTGTCAAAGGCTTCCCTAGACAAGAAGTCCTCAGGCAGTTCCCATCGTGCTGGTTGATAAGCTTGCTCCATGTGATAAAGAATCGACTCTCGTTCTCTGTCCGAAGGTATAGCCGAGGTCGCCGATTGTTTGAAGTACCGGTTAGTGTGCACCACTAAGCTTTTATAGTCGGAGGGTCGACAATGCTCTCCTGGCCAGCTGAAGTTTGCACTTCCTCTAATGGCAGTAGAGATTTCCGGATTTTCTTTCGCAATGTTGGCGAGAGCTTCTTGTACTCTTCTATTAGCTTTAGGTGTGGGGATGTTATAGCCTCCTTGGATTCTTCCGATTTTCTCGAACCCCCAAGGCTGGTCGAGATTCTGCATTCCCCCGATTCATAATCGCCATAACTCGCCGATGCTTTGACTGACATAATTTCGGTTTCCCAATTTCTGCCAAAAGCCCGCACCATAGAGTCTCGCATTACGTTCGAGTACAATCCATTTACACAAATGGTTACTTCGTCTGGATCTCCAGACGTCGAATCCCATTTGATTTTACGACCTGCCTTAGTTTGTCCTAAGAGCCAATCTTCCGAAGCCTCGGGTCTCATCCTCAAAGCCATTTTCAGCCGGGTCCAGACATAACTCAAGGCGTAACCGCCATTTATTTGTCCGCCCATTTGATGTAAGCCATAGACGTTCGAGCCGCTCGTGTATGCAGAACCACTGTATCCTGCGATAGTCGTCCCTTCATAAACGACGCGGCCAAAGCTTCTCGGGTCATTCCTAAGAATTCCCGTTGTTCCCTTCGACATCGGTCCAACAATTTGAGAATATGTCCCCAAATCTGGAACCGAGCTTAGTTTAGCAACAGATACGCCTATTTTCGACATCTCTTTCTCAGTCATCTGGACATAAGAAAGATCGGTTCCAATAGAAACCACTTCCTTTCCCTTCAGACTGACATAGTTCTGTCTTCCATAGACATACTTGTCTCCGCCCCCGAGCACATGGTCCGGAGCTACTAAACAGTCTTCCAATCGTATACAGGCCCCTATTACCACAAACTGGCCCTCGCGCATTATCCCGACTCGTGCCTGACATGGCGGCGAGGTCATCTCAACTTCCTCGCTGCCAGGCCTCCTCGATTCGAGAACTGTGCGTGCTGTGCATATGGTTTCGGGGTCAATAACGACCTCAGGTCGTCCTGTCATCACATTCTTCACCGTCCTATATCCTGGTATTAGCGCTGTAGTCATCCGGGCGACTTTGGAGCTTATTCCAATTTTATTAGCCGCCCATCCGGCGTACATTAGCCCTCCCAGGATCGCAACCCTCTCAAGGTTGGTCGGGACTCCGTAGTACGGTATCTCAAATGTGGTCAAGGAACTGACCAGGCGTGAGGCTCCCTCCCAGAGGAGAC